TCTTTCCAGAAAGTGATAGTATTTTGGTTATTCCCTCCGTTTCTTTCTCTGTAAATGTTGCCTTACCAGACACGTCCTTGTATGTGGCATCATCCATCCAGATACTGGAAGTCTTTTTTAATGAGGATATATCTGCACCAAAGGATGCCTTCATATCCTGTAGGGTTGCACCAGAATATGTGGTATGCCACACCACACCTATCTTTGCTCGGTTAATTGCCCTACCCAGGTTGCTATCCATAGGTACAGCATAAACGATAGTATTAGGTTGGAATGTATGATACTTGACACCATCTATAGTTTCCTTATCAATGTCATCAGTAAACATAAGATCACCCTGTAACACATCAGTCATACCCAATTTTCCAAATTCTTTTAATGCAACCTTAAATTTTGAAGTAAGAGAACTAGATAGTCCACCATCGTCTATTTCCTTTTCGGTCTTATAGAGTAATGGTTTGACATTGAACACAGATTTTTTTGCCACAAAGAATTTACCATCAGATGGGTCAACTCCAGCAAAAATTGCTGGTGCTCCATCCCATTTCAAAGTCATGTTCACAGATGATCGACTTGACCCTGCCATCATATCCCTTAATGATCTGAGAAAATTGATGGCAGCACGACCTCCCTCTGCCCCTGCCTCTAGAATACGATCCTCTAGATGAGATAGATGTAGATTAGCACCCTCTTTACCTTCTGTTAGTTCTTTGAAACTTATCATTAGTTTGCCATTCCATATATAAACCCCTGTACATCTTTTGATATTGTGCTTTTTACCTTTGGTTTAACACCTATAAATTTAAACAGACCTTCAAACATTTTCTCACCCAATTGCTTTATTTTTTTAAGAGCACCTTTGATTGCTTTCAAAATTTTGGCCATGAGATTTTTCAACCACATTACAGCATTTTTACCCATGCTTTTTAGTCTACCAAATGCTTTCGTTACAAATGCAAACTCATCTAACTGGTACGTTTCTTCTGTCAAAAATTTATGAGAAATTTTATCTTCATGTATCGTTTTTCTAATACATCCCATTAGAGTAGTATCATCATAACCATGATCAAAGGGATCATTAGAATTTGAAATTCTTAATGATGAATATGGATTTCCACCAGAGGATTTCCAAGCAGCATAAATTTTTGCTTTTTTAGCAACTGCTTTAACATCTGGAGAAACTGATTTAATGCTTCCTAATCCACTTGACTTTCCATTTTTTGATATTTTATAATATTGAGATACATTACCATTATCTGCATTAAATTCCATACACACACTGGACACTGCTTGCCTATTTTGAGCATTAAATTTTTTATATCCCGACATTGCTTCAAAAATAAACCACTCTTTAAATGTTTTATCTAATGTAACCTTACTTAATTCAGGATCTAATGCCTTGTTCAATCTTTTATGAAAATCCTCAGTTGTTATATATTTTTTGATGACATCTTGGTCTTTGAATTTTTTTACTTTGGCAGGGTCTTTCGAAATTTTATCTAATTGAGACTTACTATAACTGGTAGAAAGTTTTTCAAAATTCTTTTCTATTGCAGACATAAGACCAGTGATTAATTTATCTCCTTGCTTATCTTTTGATAAATAACTCAAAGCAGCATAAAATGTTGCTATAGTTTCTCCACCAGAACCAGATGCTAATTGGGAACCTCCTGCTTTTTTAAGTGATATATTATAATCTCCATTAAACATATCTGTTTTTGGTGTTCCATCCGTTCCTCCTACAACACCTTCAGAAGGCGTCTTCCAAATATCAGACAAACTAGCACTCGATTTGCCAGCACCATACTGTTGCATCGCACTGGAACCAAGTTTCTCCTTGAAATTCTGTGCTAATTTTTGACCCATTTCTTCGAAATCGTCCCATTTTGCTTTTACTTTTGCAGAAGCTTCTGGATCAGCACCTTCTTTACCTATTAAAATATTGTAATGATGGGTAATGATACTTTCCCAATCATGACCTAATGGTTCTCCAGAACTTCCTTGACCACCATAGTCTGCCGTTTTAACAAGATCAGTTACTTTTAATTCCTTGCCATCAGGAGTTACAAAAGTTGGTTTAAATCGAGTACCTTTTTTTAAGGAAGCATCAAAATCAGATGCTTTATCTTGTCCAATTGCACTTTTAAAACTTGTTCTATCTTTATCATCAATCCACTTTATTGTGGTTGTACCATCATTCACAGTTTCAAACGGAACACCATCCTTTATATGCTTTAAGAATAACGTACCCCTCTTTCCTCCATTTTTAAAAAATTCTTTAGGAGATAAAACAGTGCTTTCAACTAAAAGATCATTTTCTAATCTAATTTTCTGAATTTTATCTACAGGTGGGGTATAATTTTCAGTTCTTGGTTTAACTTGTTTAACACACTCTTGTAAGAATGACATCCACTTTCTCCATTTGTTATTATTTAGTATATTTTAGAAGTTGGTTCTTTACCTTTTCAAAACTTGTATCTGGAAAACTTATCTTATACAAATACCTATCTTTTGTAGCAATCACACCATGCCTTTCAGAAGTATTTAGAAGTCCCACCTTATAATAAACCTCTTTATCATTTTCAAAATATATAGGATCAGGATCTTCAGTCAACACTAAATTTATACTACATTGAGTCCCACGATCTGTATGTAATCGTAGTTTAAATCCTTTTTTTTGATAATAAAATCTAGGGTACGGTAGTTCATCACCTACTATATCTGCAAAATATTTTGCAATTTCTAAAGCATAAGGACAATCATCTGCATTCTTAACATGTACTCTAAGGTCATCATAAAATTTAGCAACCTTTGGGATTTCTTTTTTATTTTTATCCATCCACTCAACAAATTCATCGTTAGAACAATTACCGATATCTGTAAAAGGGGCAAAGTACCCACCCTTGCCCAAAGGGCCTGTCAATGGGGCAAAATCATCATCTCCAGCAGGACGCATTGCCTCTTGGAGCAATCTTTCTCTATCAAATTCATAATTGAATTTCCATAGACTCATACTTTCCACCCCTCTCCAAATACTTGTCCAGAAGGAACAGGGTCCAGAAAATCTTCTTGACCAGAATCAACAAGATCGGATTGTTCTGATGCTTTTATATCAAACAATCTCATCTTTGCACGATCTATTCCTATCACGAACCTTTTATTTATCGTGGGATCATTATAACGGTTCTTCAACTGCTTAACTGCAATCTGATTAAGTTCATCAAGTTCTTCATTAGAGATCAAAGCAAATAAGAAATCAGCAGTCTGTGGCAATCCCCAAGACTCAGCAGTATCTGTCATGTCTACATCTGTAGAAGCAAATCCTGATCTGGTAGTTTGAGTTGCCGTGAATAGAGGCAAGTTCAGTTCTACTGCTAAACCACGTAATTCTTCAGCACAACTTTTCACCATTGTATAAGAGTTAATATTATTTGCTCCTTTAAATCTACTGGATGCACAAATATTTACATAATCCACGAATACAATATCTGGTTTAAATGACTTCTTGATAGCAAGTTCTTTGACCAATCCTCTAAAATGCCCAGTATGTGCTGATGCTGTTGGATACTCCTTTACAATCAAAGTCCCAGAAGTGGACTTAATTATTTGTGCAATCTTATCATCAAACATCTTCTTCGGCAAATCATGTAAATCATCAATACTGATATTCATCAAATTTGCATCAATTCGTTCTGCAATACGTTCTTCTGCCATCTCTAATGTAATGTAAAGCACATTCTTACCTTGGGACAAGCAGTTTGCAGCAACATGACACATGAATAATGACTTACCAACACCAGTACCAGCAAGTGCAATATTCAGTGTTTTTGGGGGTAGTCCTCCCTTGGTGATCTTGTTAAAAAACTCCAGATCAAACGGAATCTTCTTCTCTACTGTGTGGTAATAGTCATATCGGGACTCACTATCCAACAAGTAATCATGACCAACAGCATTATCGAAACCCACAGCAAGGGCATCTGTGAGAATGCTCGGTATTGCAGATACATCTCGATCCTTATCTTTTCCATCAATGATTTGTATGCCTTTAACAATCGCATTATATACTGCCCTATCTTTACAAAATTGCTCGGTTGTATCACACAACCAATCGAAATCTACGTCCGTAGATTCAAGTGTCTTTATAACTTCAACTACTTTCTTGTAGTCTAACTCAGTTAAATCTTTCCTACTCTGTACCTCAATTTCCAAAGAGGTCTGAGTTGGTATTTTCTTATATTTGTCAACGAATTTTGCAATCTCTTCAAATATCGTTTTCTCAGTTCGATCTGAAAAATAATCTCCCTTCATATGAGGGAGAACTTTACGTGCATATTCCTCGTTAGAAACTAACTGACTTAATGCTGTTCTTTCAATCGTCTGATCTATACTCAAGATTATCTCCTTCTATTTGCTCTTCTATAATATCCACAAGGATATCTCCTATAAGTGTAAAAAACTCCTCATCAAAGCTTTCTCTTTCTAATCCATTAGGGTCTACTATATCATAGTTAAACTTAAAAGGCAACTCCCCTTCATAATCTTCTGCTGGTGCTTTTGGTATCTCCACCTTACCATATTTGTAAATAACACCATTAAATTTACCACCATTTATACCTACACATTGCCAATTTTCTTTATTATCAGAAACAAAGGTGTAACTATCTTTTATATCAGACATAATGTAAGTAACTCCCTACGATATATTTTGGCACTTTTGTAGGTTTCCTTCCAGCATGAACCCAAGGCCAGAGAGGTGGAAATATTAGAAGATTGCCTTGAGTGCAAGATGAAGACCAATTGTGTCCTTTTATTCGAAATAGAGTTTGACCATCCTCGTTATTATCTAGATATATAAAAAATGCAAGAAACCGTCTAGCAGTCTCATAATTAAGCACATCAACGTGATCTCCAAATTCATCTACACCATCAGGTAAGTATCTTTTCATTCTAACTTCTTCAAACGTATACTTTTCTGGCAATTGCCAAGAACCGTTTAGACATGTATTTTTGTATTCTTTTAGATGTTTCAAAAATACCTCTAATATAATTTTTACTTCTTCACCCCATACCTGATATCCTTGCAATTTAATTTGAGAAAACTGCATTGCACCCTCATGACATTTTTCATAATGTTCTGGATGACTCTCAAATTTCTCAATCATGCCCTTACACACTTCGGAAGATAAAACATCCTTGTAGATTCTACATAGATGATCCATACTTGAACTCCTTACCAGCACACTCCTCAAGTTTCTCCATGATTTCCTTTGTGAAGTATTTTTCTGGATCATTGTTTATTGTCTTACCAAAAGTCTTTGTACCATCAGGTAACTCAATACGAGTACTCACAGATTTAAAAACACCGTGTTTCAGTGCAAGATCAAGTAGACCATAGTGCCTATCTAGACCATCACGATATGACAACCTAACATCAACCATCTTATTCTCTACTGTCAGACGTGACTTATGATTCTTACAGTGAATGATATTGCCGATAACTTCAGTGCCGTCCTTTTCTTTTTTCCTTGACAAATAGATAATCGAAGATGCAGCATATTTAAGTCCAGAACCACCACCCATTTCTTTCGTAGGGAACATAGAACCAATTACGTCATACGTGTGGTTAGTTATCACCATAGGCACTTTAGCACGTCCAAGTTTTAATGTCAGAACACGAAATGCAGCCTTGAGAACTTGTGCTCTAGTCATATCTCTCGTTTCCTTACCTTCTGCCGTATCAGAAATTTCCTTCGATGTTGACATCATTCCAAGACTATCTAGTGCGAGGAAGAATGGAAATCGATCTGTTTCAAGATATGCATCTAAAATCTTGAGTGACTGTGTTCTAAATTCCTGTACCGTAGTAACAGGAAAAATTGCCAATCTCTCTGGGTCGATCCCCCTATCCGTAATCATTTGTTGAGTTATAGCACTTTCTGACTCGAAGTAGGCAACTTGTGCCTTTGGATTCTTGTCAAGAAAACTCTTGATTACTCCCATAAGAAAGTAGGTCTTCCCTGTGGCACTTTCGCCTGCGAGGGCAGTTATCTTATTTGAAGGAAGTCCACCATACAAACTACCACTTAACAACGCATTAAAAACATACGATCCCGTGTCAATAAAATGATCAACATCAGAATCCATTCCTTCTGACACCAAATCTGCATATTCATTTCCAACGTCCTTCACTATCTTTTTTAAAAAATCACTCATGCCTTTATCCTATCCATAATCTCTGTTTCTATTTTTTTATCATAAATCATACTTGTCAATATAGATTTATAATCTGTTGTTTTATATGTTTCTTTACCTAAGTTTTTAAAATGCTTATTCAATGTTTCCATACATTTTTTCACATAATCTAAATCATACTTCTCATCTTTTAAGTTCCCTACCATAAAATATTCTAACACACATTTTCTACAACTACCACAACTATATTTACCTAATTGCACTTTTGGAAACTTTCTTTTATTTGCTTTCCTCACGTTTTTTAAATACATATCCCTTAACATACAGGAAGATATATTATCAATTAAAATCGGATTTTCTACAAACAAAATTTTATAAGCATCATATGTATTTTCTAGAGGTATATGTTGTTTAAAATTAGGTATAATATATTGATAAAAAGAATGCAAATCAATAAAAGGTTCGTAACTATCTGAATAGTCTGTTCCAAGTACTGAGTTTGATACTTCATTCGCCTCATCAGCAGAATTTCCAAATGAATAATTATGAATATTATGTTTAACACCATAATCAACCATTGCACCCAAAATAAAAAAGTTCTTTATAGGTGTCTCCATATGAAACCTTTTTCCTGTAACTTTGATATGAAATTCTATCAATGGCATACCAAGAGTATCTTTTAATGATCGTACTATAGTAGTTTCTCTAGGAAATGCTTTATTCAAATATGGTATATGAAAAAGTATTGGTTCATATCCATCTTTTTTCAATTGAATAGCAACTGCAAGACTGTCATGCCCTCCACTAATTGCTACCAAAACCTTTTTATTTTCTTCTATATTATAACAAGGTAAATCAATACTATCTTTCAATTTTGGTGGTGATTGATTATTCTTAGCATATAATCGTTCTAAAAATGGTTCTAATAACGGAGAATACCCACTTAACTCTTCTGGAAAATTTTCATACTCTACATCACTTCCCAACCTTGAAAACATATCAAAGAAGAAGGGGTCTATATCAATATCCTTTTTTACAAATTCTCTTTTCATGACATGAAGTTCTCCAATGTACCTCCTTTAGTTCTACTAAAGATATCCAGTTCTTTATCTTTACCAAAATACCAGATATTCTCTATGAATATCTTCTTCAAAAATTTCTCCAATTGAGCATGATCAAAATTACCCTCTTCATCAGAAAATACTGCTCGACCTTGTGGACGTTGCATAATTCTCATACCCACTTGTCCAATAAAATGCTCTTTCATAGAATCTACTAAATCATCTCCAGCACGATATCTCTTATTTTTAATTTTTGGATCAAGCATATTTACCATAAGAACACCACGATCACTTAATGATTCAAAACTCTTTTGGCACACTGGCAATAAAAACCCATCTCTCCATTTTTCATAAGTATCATATTTTGCCCAAGATTGTTCTTCCTCAAATTGCCCACCTTCATTATATCGTTCTGTTGAAAAGTATGGTGGACTAGTAAATGCACAATCTACATCTTTAATTTCATCCCAAGGTAAATCCTCTGCACCACATCGATAGATTTGTACTGTCTTTGTCCCATGAGTTAGTTTATCATAAAATGCGATCATCTTTTTATATCGTCTGAACGTATTTGGATTAGGATCACACCCTATGTAGTGAGTTGCATTGGAAGCATAAAAGGCAGCAAGTCGATCTCCCCACCCCATAGAAGTATCCAACACCGTCTTTGCTCCTGTCATATCATATATAATTTTTGCAACAAGAGGTTTGAACTGTGTAGCATTATATGTCCCTAGTCTAAAAGCAACATAATAAGACTCATGGGATAAAAGTTTACCTTTCTTACCACCTGGATTTACTCCCCTCCAGATTGGACCAAACGCACCCCACAGATTATCACCATCGTTCCATCTTTGTAATGGACCTTTAAACCCATATGAATTACATGCCAATCGCAAATCCTGCATAAAATAATTGCTGACATTAATAAAGGAATGCACTCCTGCTGGAGTATCAATTACACCCAACCCATAAATGCTGTATGGATATTTGTAATCATCATATTTTTCCATTATCTCTCTATCAGTTTCCTTGGTATGTTTGGAAATATCCACCTTCTGTAATTTATAAAAAGTTTTGGTGATATCTTCTTTGCTATAATTCTTTAATGGAAATGGTGGTTTCTCTTTAGTGATGTAATCTGCCAGTGTCTTTCGAAATTCTTCCTTGCCGAACTTGTCAGTTACTTCTTTAAACTGATCACGATCCATTA